TCTTACAGAATCAGGTGGATCGGTAACAATCCAAAACGCAACATTTAACGGGACAATTGGTGCATCAGCAAGTGGATTCGGTTTAATAACAGGTGCAGACCAGTATCGATTAACAACGAATTTTACTACGCAAGGGGTCATTACAGGTGCTCATATGGAACGCAATAACACAGTTTTTGAAAAAATTGGAACTGGTGTCAGTTATGATTCATCAACTGGTGTTTTTACGTTCCCGAATACTGGTATTTGGTGGGTCGTTTCTGGTGCAGTAATCGATAGCAATGACGGAGCGGAAAATTATGGAGGTATCGCTACTTTAGTTTCCACAACTGGCGTTTCAGGGACTTTTACTCAAAGAGCTTATGCTTATAATGGTCTACACGCTACATCTTCTTTTGCGTCAACATTCAGTTCATTGATTTTAGATGTAAACAGTACAACAGGTTCGACAGCCGTAGCAGTACAATTCAGAATTGATTCACAATCAACAGATGTCCGATTTAGAGGATCTGCAACTGTAAATTTAACCCATTTTACCTTTATAAGATTAGGAGATACATGATCGAAAAAGATTTTTTGCAAGATGCTTTGGAGCTTTTAGTCCCTGATCATCCGAATTGGTACATTTGGGCGAAAATTGATTCTGATGGGAACACAATTCCTGATCATCAACGAATGCAAATTAAATATGTGCTAGTTGAGGAAACGCACACTACCAAGGTCAAACGTCCGACCGATGAAGCTATTCGGGATAAATTATCTCAATTAAAAAACGAAGAACCGATGCGAGTTTTGCGAGAAAAAAGAAATCTCAAACTTGCTAAAACGGATTGGCGATCAAGTTCCGATTTGCCGCTATCAAGTGAATGGACAACCTATCGACAAGCATTGCGCGATTTGCCATCTACGGCAACGCCGACGCTTGACGATGAGGGAAATTTGCAAAATGTAACGTGGCCTGAAGAGCCGACCTGATGGATCACCACATGCCTCAGCAGACCGATTTGACAGATATTCCAAATCGATTTGCAGACGTTTTATTGACTCAAGCAAGTTTGCTTGAAATGGTTTTGTGCGGAATGTTGGTTGCTCTTGGGTGGTATATTCACTATGAAGGCAAATCCGCAAAAGGCGAACGCAAATTAAATCAGGAAAAATTTGAATCGCTAATTATTAGAACGCAAGACTCTACCATAAAAATGGCATCCGACATTGCAAACGTGTCGGCGCGTCTTGATAATATTGAACGCGAATTGGAATCTCAAAAAGATTTCATTTTTGCAAACTTGAGAAAATAATGATCGCAACACTTGCACCCGTAATCGCGGGAACCGTCAAAACCATGGCGCTTTCTTTTTTGAGCGAAAAACTACTCATCAAAGTAGTTTTTTTGCTTCTTGAAAAACTCGTCAAATCGACTGAAAACGACTTGGACGATAAGATCCTGGCCGAATACGAAAAGTCGATGGCGGGGAAACTGTGATCGGTCGCGCTTATATTACGAAGAACATTTATCGCTACGGCGGGGGCGCTGATGATTGACATGATCACGCCTAACTTTAGCCGCGCCGAAATGGCTTGTCGTTGCGGATGCGGATTCGCGCCCAAACCAAACGACGAGTTTATGCAAAAGCTTCAACTCTTGCGGGATCGCGTTGGACCGTTGCCAATTACGTCATGCGCCAGATGCGAGGAACACAACAAACGCGAGGGCGGATACCCTCAATCAGCGCATTTAGAAGCGAAGGCCGCGGATATTCGTATATTCGGACCAAGAGCGTTGAAAGTTATCGAGGAAGCTCGAAGAATTGGTTTCAGCGGAATCGGTGTAAAACAAAATGGCGAAAAATCAAAACGCTTCATCCATCTTGATATTCTACCACGGGTCGCGATTTGGTCGTATTGATTAAGCCGAGTTCGTAATCTCTTAAAATATTTGTTATCTGCGACGAATATAATTTATTCCCGACACGCGAGCTAAATCCTTCGTTGTTAACAATCGTCGCTATCTTATTTTTACAATTTCCAGCAAGCCATAACTCGATTACGCGCTTTGCGAGTTTCGGTTTCTTCTCGCTCAAGCGTGGCGATCCTTCGATTTTGATTTTTCCATTACGATCAATCGCTTTAATCTTTTTCCCTTTTCGCTTTCCGGTTTCCCGCTGAAGATCACGCCCAGCAATCATTCTTTTTGATACCGTTGATCGTTCAAGTTCAGAAAATACTCCTTGTATTTGAACCATGGCTTTGCGCATCGGATCATCGTATATTGCGCGGGAAATGTTCTCGCCCGTATTAGCAGAATACAAATCGATTTCCTTGGACGCGATGAACGTCGCAAGTTGCATTTGTAGCAATAGCTCACGCGCTAACCGCGTCATATCTTCGATGATAATTATCTTAATATTGTGCGCGTCCGCGAAGGCGATCATCTCGGTAAAAGCGGGGCGTTTCTCAATTACGCCAGAAATGCCTTTTTCTGTGAAAATGCGTTCAAGTTCAAACGCATTTTTTAAAGCAAATTTTCGAATATAGGTCGATTGCCGATCGAGTCCTGTACCTTGAATCTGATCGCGAGACGAAACGCGCCTATATCCAATTGCTTTTTTATTCGTCATATGCGCTGATTCGTTAAAACCAACGCAAAAAATAAATAATCATATTAGTAAGATGCAAGTTTTTTAAAAAAAATGAAAAAAAATCTTGACTCATTAGAAGATAAACGTGATTATTTGTCA